AATAAACTCAACATGATAATCATCGCCAGCATTACTATCTGCTATGCCAATAACTTCAACAACATCATCCTCAACACCAATTAAATCATTAAGCATCAGTTGCCCAGGTGTTAGACGATCAGCAAAGATTAATTCCATAGGTTTCATTGTAGCATTCATTTAGGCATTATCCATTTCTACGCAGTCCATAAAACATTCCTCGCACATATATTCGTCAATCGTGTAGTCATCTTGATTCATACACTCGTGCTCATCACAAGGGCATTTATTTATTGTCATCATGCGAACATCTCATCTAATTCTGAGTCTGACATTTCCACCCATGAGTTACTGTTGATTAGAAATTCGGGCTCGCCAACAATAGACTCGCAGTCGCAAAAATCAGGGAATTGGTAATTGGTCATTACCTCTTCAATATCACTCGTTTCAAGATAAAACTCATGATACATACTTACCTTATAAGTCTTAGACATTATTCGTTATCCTCATCTACTGGGTCAATAAACCATTGTAGGTTATGTCCTTCAATAATAGCATGGGCTGGTGACTTTGCTTGCCCTCGCCAAGTAACCTGAAAGTTACCAATCATAGGCATATCAATAAGGCGATCATAGTCCTCATCATAGGCGGCATCAATAGCGGCAATACAAGTAGGTATCATTTCAACGGGTACTGGTGGATAATGATTACCCTGTAAGTGATAACGCAATTGCGTTTCTAAGTCTAAGGTTGTGTCTGATAATCCAATTGCTGTTACTGATCCCATTATTTATACCTCTACGCCTTCGTTATTGTAAATAGTTAATTCTTTTATGTCTGCGACATAAACATTATCTTTATCTATTCCATATTTTAATTGGAATTGGAATACATCTATGGCTTCATCATATGACTCTGCTTCTACATCTATGAAAGTGTTAAACTCAAATCTTGCCATTACTTAGTTACCACCTTTCTACCTTCACGATAAAATACTTTTGTGTAGCAAACCAATTCGGGAGTGTAAATATTGACAGTTGAGTATTCGTTAGCCGTTCCCCAATCGGTAAACTGAAAAAATGCTTGCCACGCTTTCATTTCATCAGGATAATCTTTCTGCCAGTGTGGGGCATTACTATCATAGGCGACAGTTATTTTATACATTAGTTTCCTTCTTTCGTTGTTGATATTTCTGATACTACCATATCGGACTGACAATCGCAGGGTTCTGAGTAATCAAACTGGCAGAAATAACAACCCATCATTTCATCACATACACGGCACTGATAACGGAATTGTATTTCATCACAATGGATCTGAGATATATCCCAAATTAAGTAGTGATCTGTCTTATCTATAACTGTAGCCATAGGGGGCAACCTGCTTTCTTTTTCTTTAATACTGTAAGCCTATCACAGGTCACTGACATTTTTATGCGACACGCCATGATCTGGGAAAATATTTCGGTGTGTTTAATCTCACATCGTAAATCACCCTGTGGATAAGCTGTGGACCGACGCCCACTTTCACTGGGTTAAAAATAAAATTATAAGAAAAATAAAAAGATATAGCCAAGGATTCATTTTATTATTTCTTAGTGGCAGAAAAAATAATATCACTCTTAGAATAAACGCAAAGTGAACATGAAACGCATGCGGAGCCAGCAGCACTGATCAATGGAATTTGTTTATTATTCTCAGGACATTTAGCAGCAGGCTTACCAATCATTTCTTTAAGATCTGCTTGACCTATAGCAAAATTCTTAGCAAGGTATGCCATACGGACCCCGCTATTAATTTTTAGATCAACAGCAGTTTTAACATTCTCGCTATCAGCAGAAAAATACAGTGAGAGGTTTTCAATATCTTTTAGAATGAGGGCAGCAGACTTAACACGAGTGTAAACCCAGAATTGTACATCCGCATTAAGTTTAATTACATCGGACCATGCCGTAGTGTAAGTATCATTAAAGAAGTCACCGTCCCAATGGATACGAAATAGCATGGGTGCGTTTTTCTTTAAGCAATCAGCCTTAAAATCAGCAATCATCTCACTGATCAAATTAAGCATGGTTAAATAGTCTGCGTCTTTTAGCAGGGCCCAATTATGAAGTAGGTTAACCTTTACGGAAGGAAATACCTTTTCTAGTTTTCCCGCATAACAGACACTCTCGCAAACAGTCGTTGCGCCAGGACAAGAATAAGCCTTTCCAGCGGGAAGGCCGAAGGTGTTGGCAATGGCTGCTTGCTTTCCATTTTTTGTGACAAGGTTAGCGACCTTTCTATCGTTAGAACGTTTTAATTTAGTAGTCAAGGGAGAGACTCATTTCTAATGCCATATCTTCATTAGTAACAGAATCTGCTAATTCATTTAGCCAGCAATGATCACACATAGGCATATATTTATCAACGGCATTTTCTTTACATTTAGGGCAGGTTGTTGCGTAGTATTCATCAAAAAACTCATCTGCGATATTTCCCATGGGGGCTATTCTCCTTTGTTGTTATTTTTTAATTCTAGCATAGCAGACTGACATTTTCTACCCTTGCGAGTATAAGTCTTTTTAGAAGGCACGGCAGAGGCAGCATTAGAACGGCGAAGTTCCATAAGTCTGCGTAATTCCTCAGCGGTTTTCTTAGTCATAAACTAATCTTAGCACAAATGGGGAAAAATATCAAATATACGTAAAGTGTTTAATATCACATGTGATCAATATCACACGGGGCGCCGAGCTAGCAGTTTTAAATCTTGCTCAGGATTTTTATTTTTATTTTTTAATTCGTTCACTTCGCAAAGCAACTTGTAGTCTGCGAATTTCTTTTTCTAATTTAACATTGCGTTGCCAGAATGCTATCATCATTGAAAGCGATCCTGCCAAAGCAATTACAATTGCGATTAGTGTTCCGTTATCTAAAATCAATTTGCCATCTCCAATTCTTTATAGCAAGCAATAGCAAATCTGTTTGCGTCAAATCTTTCGTTATCAGTTTCAAACATTAAAGAAAATTCATCTACCAAATCAGCAAATAAAATTTCTCCTTGCTCATCAAAAACAGAAGTAGCAAAATAATTGCTAAGAATTTCAGCAGTAGCGACATAGTCTTTACGAGTCATCATTTATTTAACCACCTTTAGAATAGCATAAGTGCCGTGTTCATTTACTTTATCAAGCGCAGGCTCTAAAGCAGGCACTATAAATTTATGTAGCACTGATTCCAAAAGTTGAATTTGATCTAATTCGCTAAGTGCTAAGAATTGTTTAGCGGTTGGATGATTCTCATCAAACTCGGTTACGAACTTTAGTGAGTGTTCTATTGCTATTGTCATTTATATTTCCTATTCGTTAGTTGGATTCGGGTGTATTAAATAATTGTACATCTAAGCACTGACAAGGCTCGACATCAAAATCCTCGCTTGATCCAAAAAAGATCAAACCAGTTGAGTCGCAGTCCTCGCAGGGAATTGTTAAAACTGAGTTTATCATTACGCACCTACCTTAACGGCAATAGTTGCCCAAAAGTTTTTAATTCCATACTTTGAGCGAACCTCGATTGCGTATGCCTCGAACTCTGATCCGTACCAAATTTCTGGTCGTGGTGTTGCGTATAGAACTTCGCCTTCATCATGGCGATTGTGTGAGCGATAAGTCTTGCCGATTAGCAAGTCCTCGATTGAGTATGGTTTTGCTGACATTAGTTGTCACCTTTCTTTATTTCTTTAATTGTAGCGGATAGGACTGACAAAGCCTGAGCCTTGCTTGCGTTGCGTTGCGCTTCGATATGCGCCTTGTATTCATCTAGTGTCATTTTTGACCTTTCTTTAAGTGATAAGACTATCTTACCATTGGGGGCTGACATTTTTACCATTTATTTGCTAAGGCTCATTGTGATTTATCTCACACTTATTTGCTTAGGCTCATTGGCCAAATTGTCCGTTATTTAGTTTTTCTTACTCTGTAAGTATAACACTTCCCACTGACAAAATCAAATTAGAAATGCTAACAATTCGGACATTTTCTTATTTATTTTTGTGATCATTCTCACATTGGGAAAAATTATGTAACAATATTATAACAATCTTAAAGCTAACGGCGTGTCGATTTGCCAGCGCCCCGTTTATTCTCTAGAAATTAAATAAAGAAAACGAAAAGCAAAAAATAAAGTTAAGAAAAATAAAGCTCTGCCATCAGTAAAAAAAGTTAAGTCCATTTTTTTATTCTCCAATTCCGTTAAGTATTTTTTCTAATTCTAAAAGTTGATCATTAGTTAAATGATCTAATTGTATTGCGTTAGCAAATCCAAATAAATCTATTTCCATTTTTATACCTCTTCATTTTCTCTAATAGCATCTTCAAAATCCAAAAGCGATTGGTGATAAGCAACAGGGTCGCACTCTCGCAAAATCTGTGAGGCAGAAAAAGATAAGTTACCAATTTCAAAAGGCTTATACGATTCGTCTAGCATGTCATCAAACCATGATTTAATTTCAAAAGCGACATCAAAATCTAACATTATTTTTCTCCTCTAATTATTTTGTTGATAACCAATAAGTCGCACTCTGCTCTGAGAGGCGTGTTTTTGTTAAGGCGTGAAGGTAACGCAGAAAGAAAGTTACGCAATTCTAATTCTGTTAAGAAGGGCATTTTCCATGTGTTGCCGTGATATGAGGTAAGTGTAAGTGTTATCATTATTTTTTCTCCATTACTCTAATTATGACATCTAAATCTTTTTCGGTAAGCAATACGCTTGCGCTACCCCATAGGGCTGCGTGTGCGAGTACGCCATGAGCCTCTTTTGCTAAGGCATAAGCCAAATCTCTTTTATCGTGGATACTCATTATTTACACTCCTGACATGTGAACTTAGTGAACTTTTGATCTTTAGCAAATACCTCTAAATAATTATCCTCGCATAATTGGCAGGGGATAAGTGCGGTAGAGGCTCTGCCGTATAGGTGAGGCTCTAGTACGGATAAGAGGGCATTATCTATAACCTCTTGAGTTTTTAGTATAGTCATTTTTGACCACCTTTCGTTTTCGTTATATAGCAATTTTAGCATTAGGGTCTGACATTTTTGCCCATTTAGGCAAGATGTCCGATGTGTTACTGGTCACACTCACAAGGCTGAGAGTAATCAAACTCACAGAAATAGCAACCCTGAGCCTCAAAATGCTTTTCGCAATAGTGGCGGAATTGGATCTCATCACAATGTAAGAATTGAGTGTAATCGGTAAGGTAATAGCGATTAACGGGGTGAAGGACAAGGCTCATAGAGTCACCTTCCATTCTCCCCATGCGTTAAGGGATACGGCAGATCGCTCAATATTCTGCTCGCATTCCTCGCAAAAGGTAAATTGCTCATCACAATAAGTGGATATTGCGGAATTAGGGATATGCTCTAGGCATACTGTCATTTTTTCTAATGTAGTCATTTTGACCACCTTTCTTTAATTTCTTTATACTGTAAGTTTAACACAGGGGTCTGACATTTTCAGGGGTACAAACAGAACAATTCGGACATTGTGACATAGAACACATGTGAGGAATATCACAAGGATCTGGAGAATTATAACGATTACATAACAATAGTAATTTTATCGGTGTGTCGGCTTGACAAAATTCGTGGCGTCGGGCTGTGGTGTATATCACAAAAATAGTTTTGCGACACGCCCGAAATACATGCCAAAATGTCAGTACCCCCTGCTATAATTACAGTATAAAGAAAAACAAGCGGTAAAGAAATCCGCTAAAGAAAGGAGAATACCAATGAGTATTTTCACTAAGTTCGCTACTGTAAGCGATTACCCTAAAGGTCTAATGAACCTTTGCCCATGCGGACAGGTTGTATTAGCACCTGCCCTATATCACGCAGGACAGGCTCACTGGGCTAACCCTGATAAGTGTAAGGAACTGTGGGCTAACTCACAAAAATAGTTTCCCGACACACCCCCAAAAGGGGTCAAAATGTCAGTCCCCCCTGCTATACTTCCATTATACAAACTAACAAAGGACAGAAAATGAACCCATTTACAGCACTTATTGACTGGATTGACGAAAGCGCAGACTTCATGGCACCAGTAGGAGCCTTCATTGGCGTAGGTATCGCAATCGCACTATGTTTTATTAACGGGGGTAACTAAATGAATAAGTATGAACTAAGAGAAAAAGCCGTTACTTTGGCTAAAGAAAATTACGGTACAGATAAATACGCTGTACTATGGGGAGCAGCACAAACGTTCCTCACAGAAAAAGATCTACAAATTATTATTAACGTATTGGAGAAAAGATAAATGATAAACGCAACACTCACCACAGTTACAGGTGGCACAAAAGTTATGAATTTTATTACCAAAGAACATCTAAATAATTTTATTGAAAAATATGCGGAGATCCTTCCAATTGGCAAGGCTGTAAATATAGACGCACCTCTCGCAGGTATTCACTCAGGCTGGATTCATGGCAAGGCTAAAGAAATTTAAAACGTGCTCACTATTTTTTAGTGTGTAGGTTTTTTTAAATCTGTATCATACACAAATACAAAATATTCAGATTTTGTCAAAACCACTTTTTCTAAAAATCCAGGGTATAATTAAAACTATGACAAACCAACCAGAACCACAATACGAATCTCTGGCTATGAAAATATTTTCAGATTTTTGTTGTAATGGATGTAGCTGTAAATCCGAATCAGACCATAACAAATAAGGTTTTTATATATAACGATTTGTTATTTAAGGTGCTTCGTATCTTCCATAATACTTATATATCTCATATGGAATAACAGTAGAATCAACCCACCAGTCTTCATGGCCTAGCTTGGCAACTAAAGAATATCCAAGGTTATTTAAAATCTCTCTTTGGGCATCACGCAGTGAGGCATTCTTGTAATTAATAATATACTCATGTTCGAAAGAAATCACGGTAAATCGATATCTGGATAATGGCAGGGCAATTAAACCATTCAATGGTGTTCCAATAGGAGCAATAGGTCTTCCACCCTTATCCATAGGAGATTCAATGTCAATTTGGAGATAGTCTATTTGCTTTGGAAAGTTATTTTCTTCAAAATACTTTAGATAATCAAATTTTGTAGCGTCTTGTAGCAAACAAGGGTTTTTTCGAACGGTATTGTAATCTTCGACATTTCTTTCGTCTAGATCAAAACCAACTCCAGTCCAATCATACTCAGTCTCCATCTTATAAGTAGTATTTCCACTTATTGGACCTGCTGATCCCATCTCTACATAATATCCATTTTTCTTATATTCTAGGATGTCTAAAGCAAAGGTGTCTGAGGCTTGCATCACATTGCCTTTTTGTCGCATATGTAGATCAAGCTCTTGCCTGGTCATATTATTTATTTTATCTATACGTGGATCCATCATGTTCCTCTATTTCGCTAAAGAGTTCTTTATTTAAAAGAACTGGACTATCTTTTGATCCTTTTACAAAGCATGTTGAAAAATATCGTGGTAAGTCATCAGTAACAGGCAAATTTTTATGTAATATATTACCACCATGCATAACCAATGACCTGGCTTTAGGTTTATGGACTATGCCTAGCTCAGAATACTCTAACTCTCCACCTGCGTACTCATCATTATAATATATACATATACCGTATCTAATATGATATGGTTCATCGTATAGCCAGTAATCCCTATGTTCCTGGATTGCTGCTCCTTGCCTATACCGTTGAAGAGCAACATAGCCTACATATAGCAATGAGTCAAATAAGTTATTAACTTGAGTATCTATCTCTTTAAATACTTTTGGCTTCTCTCCATTGTACTGCTTGCCATAGAAAAAATTTTCTTTATTATCATCTAGCCACCATTGCTTTTCATCTAACCCTGATGCAAACTTTAATATTTCTTCTTGTTGCTCGATAGTAACAAAATCTTCAATTTCATAAATATCTGGGGATAACCTATTAATTTTCATATTACCACTTACCAATCGGACACTTAGCATTTGCTAACATAGACTTAGCAGCCATAAAACATCCACATTTTTTACATGTTTGAGTCTTTGGTCTAAACCAATCACAGGTTTTACAAATATCCAAGCGAGTCTCTTTTATATCTTTTTCAACTCTCGGGGAACCATTGATTAAGTCAAAAGGTGTTACATCATCCATATACTTATTATAGCCTATAGAGAGGACAGGAGCCGATTTAAGACATGTTTGGATCTTTGATCCATATGTTGTCTAGGGGAGGGTTTGTTATCTCTATTTTCGGCGACTTCTATATTCCGTCGAAATTAAATCTTATATAATGATATAATGAATCTTATGACTATACAAGACTGGGCTGCGTTAATTTTAAGCGTATTAACCATAGTCGGTATTATGGCTGGCGGAATC